TGATACAGCCTAATGCGATTGACATTAGACTTGATCGAGTATACAGTATTGGTACTGATATTTTTTTCATTGATCGGTGGAATACAAAAAAGCACCGAGAATCAGGAAAAGAGATTGTACCTGAAGAAGGTGATATGTTTTATCTGGCTCCGGGATTTTATCGTTATGATGCAGAAGGAACGGTGACGGTAGGAGAACACGAATCTGGATTTATCGTGGGACGATCTACTTTGATGCGTAATGGTATCATTGTATTTTCTTGTCTGTATGATTCCGGATATTCTGGTACAATGACTGGTGCGATTATGGTCACCGGAGGAGATGCCTGCATACAGCGAGGAACCAGAATCGGTCAATATTTATGTTTTGATTCTGAAAGTGTAAGTTTATATCATGGGAGTTATGGAAATGACAAAAGCAGAAGTTAACAGAGTATCACAGAAGGCGCGTGCTAGAGATTCGCTTTATAATGCTTTGTTTGAAGAATTGAGAGAATCTGTATTAGATGCTCTGGAAGACGGGCAGTATCTCGATTCTTTTTATAGAAAGAATGCAAAGAAGTTTGATGTGTTCGAAGACCCGGAAGAGGAATTTGAAGATATGGTAAGTGATATGAGTCTATTTTTCGAAAGATTGAGGTTTAATTCATAATCGGTCAATATTTGTGTTGAGGTATGTGTATATGAGTGAGAATGAGTTTATCTGGGTTGAAAAATATCGTCCACAAAGAATTGCTGATTGTATTCTTTCGGAAAATCTGAAACAAATTTTTTCAGGATTTGTCAAGAAAGGAAATTTTAGCAATCTACTTTTGGTTGGTTCTCCGGGAACTGGAAAAACGACGGTAGCGAAAGCACTATGTAAAGAACTTGACATGGATGTTTTGTTCATCAACGCATCACTTGAAAATGGTATTGATGTTTTGCGGAACAAGATATCAAAATTCGTCAGCACAAAAAGTTTCAACTCGAATCAGATTAAGTGTGTGATTTTAGATGAAGCTGACGCCATGAACGTAGGAAGTCTTCAACCTGCGCTAAGAGCGTTCATGGAAAAGTTTTCGAGCAGTAGATTCATTCTTACCGCAAACTATCGAAACAAGATCATTGAACCATTGCAATCGAGATGTACAGTCATTGAATTTGGATATACGGCAACTGCTAAAAAAACTTTAGTAGTTCAGACAATCAGGCGAATATTTTCTATTCTAGATAAAGAAAACGTTCAATATGACAAAGCGACTGTTGTTAAAGTCGTAACTAATTTTTTCCCCGATTTAAGGCGTATATTGAATGTTTTGCAAGGTGCCGCATCAACGGGAACAATATCAGAAAACAATATTTCCGCAGATACAAATTATCTCGATCTCATTGCGTACTTGAAGTCAAAAGAGTTTACAAAGATGCGAGAATGGGTGGGGCAGAATCGAAATTTTGTGTTTGACAAGATATATAGTTATTTTTATCAAAATGGTTTTCGATTTATCAAGCAAGAAAGTTTACCTCAACTGATACTGACAACTGCAGAATATCAATATAAAGCGGCGTTTGTTGCGGATCAGGAAATTAACATTGCCGCATATCTTACTGAAATCATGGGGAATTGTGAGTTTCTATGAGTCATTATCAAATCGGCAACAATGCATTTAGTGAGTATGTAGAATCGAAGTTTTCAGATCAGAAAAAAACAAAGTTAACACCTTTTGATTTTGTTCATGCAATCAACGTAAGTAAGATTGACATGTTTCCTTCGGATGATGCTGGCAAGAGAGAAGAACGTACTAACAATGAATACTCACAATACATCATCAATCGAAACATGAGTTTTTTCCCGGACACAATTTTTGCAGCAAACGCAGCTAATGAACATTTGGGTAATGTTCCAAATTGTTGTCATTTTGATTTTTATCGTTTTTTAGTAGGGAAAAAGTATCGATATGCCAAGTGGATCAAGGCTATAAATAACAATGGGTTAAAATTAGTATGTGATTACTATAAAGTATCTCCGATCAAAGCTTTGGAATATTTGTCTCTTTTTTCGGGTGACTGGATGAATCACATAGAGCAGAAAATGGATCATGGTGGAAGGAAATAACATTGATGAGGTATTTGATCATGTGATTGAAGTCAAGCTAATGAATGAATTGAGTTTTCAACGAGTTCTCGAAGTTTTGACACGGATTGGAATACCCAATTATACTAAACGAGAATTGTACCAGACTGCACATATTCTTCACAAACATGGAAAGTATTATATTGTTCATTTCAAGGATATGTTTGCGTTGAACGGGAAGGACAGTACAATTGATGAAGAAGACATAAAACGAATACGAGTAATTGCCAAGTTATTGGAAGACTGGGGATTAGTTAAAATAGTCAACATATATCCCAAGGAAAACAATTCCAGCATTTTGGTAATACCTCGTAGTCAGAAAAATGAATGGAAGTTGATACCCAAGTATCAGTTTAAACATAGGATCGAAAATGGAAGCCGTAAAGTTGAATGATAAAATGAACATTAGTGTTAATCTCAAGACTAATGATTGGAATACTGTGATAGACTGGTTGGTGCATACGCCATATAGTCAAGCAAAAGAGATTACAAAGAACATTGGTGCACAAATCAAAGAGCGCTATAAGGAAGAAGATAAGGAATTCACCATTGAACTTCCGATTGAAACTTACAATCTTATGATTTTTGCACTGGGGATGGCGCCTTATTATCAAGTTGTTACTATCATTCAGGAGATTTATACCCAAGGTCAGAAAGAGATCAAACGATTGAAGAGTGAACATGAAGAAAAAGTTTTGTCGGTAGATTTGGACGTTGAAAAAACGGGAAACAGCCCCAATAATAATGAAAAAAGTGAATGAAGGAAATAAAAAATGTCTACGATGATTGAAATGATTTCAAGTGAAAAAATTCCGGGTGTTACAGCCATGCCGACGCTGTATGCCGGGAAGTCTGATGATGTTGCTTTTGTGATTTATCGTATTGATGAACAACATAAGAATTTTGACATCAAAAGGAAAAAGGATCATTCTGATATTACAGTAACAATTCATTCTCATTTTGAGACTGACAATTCTTTGCTGAAAACTATGAAACACTGCCGGTTTTTTGCTGACGTAAATGAAGAATATTTCAAACCGTATGCGGAAGAAAACCACGATGTAGTTTATGGATTGTTTAAAATTACAGCAGACCCGCGATGGAAGATTGATGTTGAAGCGGAAAAAACAGATACGGTTCTTATTTTAAAAGTTTCCCGTACGGCTACACATGAAGATGATGAAGAATCAGTTGAAATCAAGAACAATCGTATGGTTAGTTCTGATAAAGTTTTGGATTCTATTTCGAATTTTCCGATGTGGGCATCTTTTAAGATCGATGGTAAAGACGTAAGCGAATCCGAGTGGGAAAAGAGAATGAAACCGTATTTTAACGATTTGTTCAGATCATTTGGCATGATGTAATTCAACAATTTATCGTGATAATCGGACTCCCGGCGATTTGCTGGGAGTTTTTTATAAGTAATGCTAAAAGATTTATAGATTATGACAGCAAGTTGTCCCGATCCGTCCGTAACCGAGCCTTTGCAGGTAAGTGGATTTGTTTTAAAAATTAATAAATTAGATAGTATTAGCTTTTGGTGTAAAAATGTAACATTACCGTCGTTCTCTCTAGGTGAAGCAATTCAGAATACGCCATTGATACATTTACCGCGTCCGGGAGATCATCTCGACATAGGAACTCTTGATGTTGAATTTACCGTAGATGCAAACATGGACAATTATTATGCCGCTTATTTGTGGATAGCTTGTTTAGGATTTCCGGAAACTTTCGACGATTTGGACACATGGCGGTTGATGTGGAATGACACAAAAAACTTGACAAAATCAAACAGAGACAATGATTTTCCTTCTTTGACATCTGATTCTGTTCTTACTGTTTATGGAGCGAACAGCAGTGAAGTAAGAAGTGTAACTTTTAGAGATATGTGGATCACTTCATTGAGTGGATTTCAACTTACAGAAGAAACAAGCGAAACTGTTTATCTTACAGCTCAAGCATCTTTCAAGTTCGTAGGCATTCCAAAGATTAGTGCCAAGAT